CGACGGCCGCGCGCCACCCGCGGGCCCGCGGTCGGCCGCACCCCGGGCACGGTCACGCAGGCCGAGTACGCGCGCCTGCGCGGCCTCTCTCGCGCGGCCGTGAGCAAGGCCGTCCGTCAGGGGCGCATCCCGGTCGATTCGCAGGGCCGCGTCGAACCCGCCGCGGCCGACGCCGCCTGGCGCGCGAACACAGACCCCGGGCGGCCCTCGAGCTCGATCCCGGGCGCCGGCTCGGCGGCCACGGCGCCAGAGAATCCGGGCGCCGCTGCCGCTGCTGTCGCTGCGGCCGCAGCCAGCGGCTCGATGGAGCTGCCCGACGGCATCTCGCTCAATGATGCGCGCGCGGTGCGCGAGTGGAACCAGGCGGTGAAGATCTACGTCGAGCGTCGCCAGCTCACCGGCGAGCTCGTCGAGGCGAAGAAGGTCGAGGACGCAGCCTTCCGCGCCGCGCGCTCGGCGCGCGAGCGGATCATGGCGATGCCCGAGCGGCTCGACGCCACGCTCGCCGCCACCTCCGACGTGGCCGAGGTGCGCCGGCTGCTGACCGAGGAGTGCCGCCGCGTCTGTGAGGAGCTCGCCACGGCGATGCTGCAGGACCCCGATGCCGAGGACGAGCAGGCGGCTGCGTCGTGATCCTGGTCGACCCCGTCCAGCAGGGCGCGACCCCATGGCCGGGTGGCCGCTTCAGCCACCTGATCTCCGACGAGAGCGTCGAGGAACTCCTCGCGTTCGCGCGCGGCATCGGGCTCAGCATGAGGTGGTTCCAGCACCAGGGCGTCAGCTCGTTCCCGCACTTCGACGTCTCGCCGCGGTATCGCGCGAAGGCGATCGCCGCCGGCGCGAACTCCTGCGACAAGCGGGGATTCGTCGAAGCCATGCGGCGCTACCGCTCGAGGAACGCCGGTCCATGGACCGCGCCGCTCTCGCGCTGAACCGCGGGCTCTCGGACGGGTTCCGGCCCGACTCCGAGATGAGCCTCAGCGAGTGGGCGGACGACTACCGCGTGCTCGTCGCCGAGACCACGCGCGAACACGGCCGCTGGCGCACCGAGCGCACGCCCTACCTGCGCGACATCATGGACGACCTCTCGCCGGCGTCGCCGATCCGGCACGTCGCGCTCATGAAGGGTGCGCAGCTGGGCGGCAGCGAGATGCTGCTCAACATGATCGGGTACGTGATCCACAACACGCCCGGCCCGATGATGTACGTGAACCCCACGATCGAGCTCGCGGAAGACTCCTCGAAGGACCGCGTCTCGCCGATGATCCAGGCCGTCCCTGAGCTGGCCGCGCTCGTGCGTGAGAACCGCTCGCGGGCGAGCGGGAACACGGTCCTCGAGAAGAAGTTCCGGAATGGGTTCCTGAAGATGGCCGGCGCCAACTCGGCCGTCTCCCTGCGCGCCAAGGCGATCCGGTTCCTGCTACGGGACGAGATCGACGCCTATCCCGAGGACGTCGACGGCGAAGGCGATCCGCTGGCCTTGAGCGAGGAGCGCACGAACACGTACACGCGCACGCGGAAGATCCTCGACGTCTCGACGCCGACGATCAAGGACGTCTCGAACATCGAGCGGCTCTACCTCGCGAGCGACCAGCGCCGCTACCACATCCCCTGCCCGCACTGTGGCCACGCGGATTACCTCACCTGGCGCGACGTCGGGCATCACAGCATCGAGTTCAGCGAAGCGGACCCCGAGAGCGCGCACATGGTCTGCGGTGGATGCGGCGCCTCCGTCGGAGAGCACTTCAAGCCGTGGATGCTCGAGCGAGGCGCGTGGGTGCCCGGCGTCGAGAGCTGGGATGGCCTCATCCGCGGCTACCACATCAGCGCGCTCTACTCGCCGCTCGGCTGGTACCCGTGGGCGGAGATCGTCCGGCGCTTCCAGCGCGCGAAGAAGGACCGCTCGCTGCTCAAGGTCTGGGTGAACACCAACCTCGGCGAGACGTGGCGCGAGGACAGCGACGCGCCGCCCGAGGTCGACGTGATCCTCGCGCGCGCGGAGCGCTACCCGGCCGAGGTCCCCGCCGGCGTGGGCGCACTCATCATGGCCGTCGACGTCCAGGCCGACCGGCTCGAGTGGAAGATCAAGGGCTACGGCGCCGACGAGGAATCCTGGTTGATCGCGCGCTCGAGCATCCCGGGCGATCCCGAGAAGGACGACGTCTGGGCCGAACTCGACGACGCGCGCGCGCAGCGGTGGCTGCACGAGAGCGGACAGAAGCTACGGATCGACCTGTGCGTGATCGACTCGAACTTCTGCTCGAACAAGGTCTACCAGTACTGCCGGATGCGCGCGGACCAGCGCGTCTACGCCGTTCGCGGCGGATCCGTGCATGGCGTGCCGCTGGTGGGCCGGCCCACGGCGAACAACGCCTACCGCGCGCGGCTCTACACGCTGTGCGTCGACACCGGGAAGGACACGATCTTCGCCCGGCTGAGGATCGGACGGCCGCAGCCCGGGATGCCGATGGCGGGTTACATGCACCTGCCCGAAGGAACCGATCGCGACTACGTCGAGCAACTCACCGCGGAGCGCCCGATCTCGAAGTGGGTGCCGCGGCAGGGAACCGTGCGCACGTACAAGAAGATCGAGGGGCGGCGAAATGAAGCGCTCGACCAGGAGGTGTATGCGCTGGCCGGGCTGCACATCCTGGGGCTCGGGTTCGTGCGGGGGCTCGCGGAGCGGGCCCGGCGGTACGCCCAGCCGGTGCTCGGGCTCGAGGCGAAGCAGGCCTCGGCGGAAGCGGAGGCGGCGCCGGCCGCGCCCGCGGATGTCCCGCTGCCGGCGCCGCAGGCGCCCCGGCGGCCGCAGCGGGGCGGGTGGGTGCGGAACTGGCGGCGGTAGGCCGGTAACCCCGGAAAACTAACGTCGGGCTAAAGTTAGGAAATGGATTGACGATAAGTCTAATAGTGACTTAAAGTCCGTTTGTGACCGACGGTCATCTCATTGAAGACGAGCTGGTCGAACCGCTCATGCCCGACGAAGCCCGAAGGCTGATCCAGAAGATCATCGCCGACGGGGTCGTGAGCTTCCGTGTCCACGCGAAGGCTCGCCTGGCCGAGCGGTCGATGGACACGGTGGACGTGACTAACGTCCTTCGGGCCGGTTACGTCGAGGAGGCCGACAGGGAGGACGGTACCTATCGGTACCGGGTCTGCACAAAGCGGATGACGGTGGTGGTCGCCTTCCGCTCGAGGGCCGAGTTGGTGGTCGTGACCGCTTGGAGGAATGACTGAGAACTTTCGGGGCGAGGGAAATGCCGTTCCCCGGAGGGCGCCGCTCAGGAGGATGACGATGAAGTGCATTGACTGTGGAGCCATGATGGCGACTGGTAAGGAAAACTACCGGTACGATGACAGTGGGCTCCCCTATGTCGTGCTCGCGAACATCGATGTGAGCCGGTGTGCGAAGTGTGGGGCGGTGGAGGTGAAGATCCCGGCGATCGAGTCGCTGCATAGGGCCATCGCATGGAGCGTGGCGAAGAAGGATTCCAGGCTGACGCCCGAGGAGACCCGGTTCCTGAGGAAGTACCTCGGGTTCTCGACCGGGGACCTGGCCGAGGTCGTCGGAGTGGAGCCGGAGACGGTTTCGAGGTGGGAGAACGGGAATCGGCCGATCGGGCCCACCACGGACCGGCTGTTGCGGGTGATGGTGGCGACCCGAACCCCGGCCTGCGAGTATCCGATCAATAATCTGCGGAACATCGACAAGGAGCGGGCCAACCCCGTTCGGGTCGAGCTGCAGAACGTGCACGACGACCAGTGGGAAACGGTCGAAACGTAGAGCCCCCTGCAAGTCTTTCGGGCCCGCCATTTCCCCCGGCGGGCCCGTTCTTTTTCTGCCGACTATGCTTGACCGCTCAAGCATCTTCCGGTAATGTTTCGGGTGTCGCGAGGGAATGGGCCCGAGCGACAGTCCACAGGAGGATGCAGTGAACTTCGAAGCCTTCGCCGAGATGAGCGCGGCCGAGATGGTGCGCGACGCGCGCCGTCGCCCGCGCCTCATGCTCGGCGACTCGCCCTACAAGGGCTCGGTCAAGGGTCCCGAGGACGTGCTGGCCGCGTGGCCGGAACTCCCGGAGGCCGACCGCGAGGTGTTCGGCGTGCTGCTGCTGAACGCCCGCCACGAGGCCACGCGCCGCGTGGTCGTGTCCATCGGCTCGCTCAACGCGAGCATCGTTCACCCGCGCGAGGTGTTCCGCCCGGCGCTGCTCTACTCGGCGGCCTCCATCGTGCTCACCCACAACCACCCCAGCGGCGACCCGGAGCCGAGCGAGGAAGACCTCTCGATCACCGGCCGCCTCGTCGGCGCTGGCGAGCTGCTCGGTGTCGGCGTGCTGGATCACGTCGTCATCGGCCGCCGGGGACACGTGAGCTTCCGCTCGCGTAACCTGCTGTAAGCGGGACGGGCGGGGGCTCCGGCCCCCGCCCCGCTCCGCGGGGAAGGAGGCACCGATGAGTGAACGACCGAGGCAGGAGTACGGAGCGCGCGCTCCCGATGCGGCGCCGGAACGGCGGTTCACAGAGGAGCCGGCCGGGCCGCTCGAGCTCCTGGTGATGGCACTGGGGCGCGAGCTGCACGATCGCGAGCGGCCAGGCGAAGACTGGTTCGGTCTCGTGGGCAGCTCGGTGAGCTCGTTCTGTCGGCGAGCCTGCGAAGCTCGCAGCATCGACTGGAACTGGATGAGGGACGCGATCTCGCGCGAGCGGCTCGCAGAGGACATCACGCGGCGCTGAGCGCGCAGGAAAGCCAGGACGCGGGTAGGCCCATTCCTCGCAAGCGCAACGGTGGGGCATCCTCCGCCGTCGCGGCCCGCTCCTGGTGAACTCGAGGGAACGACCATGAAGAAGAAGCCGACGAAGCCGAACTCGAAGAAGGCAACCTCAAAACAGCGCGTGAGTGCCGCCGCGCAGCAACTTGGCCAGCGCGGCGGGCTGAAAGGTGGAGCGGCTCGGGCAGCGAAGCTCACACCGGAGCGCCGAAGGGCGATTGCGAGTGCCGGGGCGCGTGCCAGATGGAGCCCCATGAGCGCAGCGGAGCTGCTCACGAAAGATTTCAGCGCTGAGGAGCGCGCGTTGGACGCCGCCTGCCGATGGAAGTTCAAGCCAGAGACGCTGGCACTCGTCGCAGTACCGACAGGGCACGGTTACGGCTGGGAGATCGATCTAGAGAGATGCACTTCGAGTGCCCCCCTGCTCGACAGCATCCTGCAGGCGGCAAGCAAGGCGTGGATCGATGATGCGATGCTCGGAGAGCTCGTGCGCAAGCTCGACCGGCTGTTCGACGTTCAGGCGACTTTTTGCGCAGGCGGGAAAGACCACCGGGTGGATCCCAAGGCGCGGCTGGCCGGGAAGAAGTGAGACGATGCCGACAACGATCGTGAACGCGCTTCCCGGAGGCTCTGGATTGTTGGGATTCCTGGGTGAGATGGCGCCGTCTCTTGCCGGTGGCGGTCTGGCGCTGCTGGGCGGCTACTGGGCCGAGTATCGAGCCGAGAGCAGGCGGCGCCGAGAGCGCAAGGAAACCGCCTCGTTTCGCGTCAAGAGTGCGCTGCTGACCATCGTCGTGATCGGTAAGAACACGGCCACGTACCGACAGCCCGGTTCACCGTTCGCGACAATCGGAGAAGCGGTGCACCTCAGATGCATCGCGGCCGCCGATCGCTTTTCCAGCGCATTCGACGACGTTCCCTTGCTGCTCGATGAAGCAGAGGCGCTCGATCTGCACCGGTTCTTCGACACCGTGGTCATTAGCGCGAATAACAGCCTGAGCATCGAGCGGATACTCATGGCTCAAGCCGATCAGATTGGACAGCCGCAGCCGCAGGCTCTGCTCCAGAGCATCCACGAGGGACTGGTCGTCTCCGGCAGGATCGCCGAGTCGCACCTAGGGGCTCTCGTGTCGGCCACTGGCCTCCGCGGCCCATCGAGGCCCTGGTGGAAGTGGAACCGGTCATGATGCGGATTCTGAAGGTTCAGAGCCTTTGGGTTCGCCCCGTGGAGGCCGAGTCCAGGCCTGGCAGGTACGCCCTCGACGTCGAACTGCGGGTGCGCATGAACGACGATCCGTCATACGAACTCGTCGCGCGCGTGTCGTATGTCGATGGCCGCGAGGTCGGGTGCGAACTGTCGCCTGAACCAGCAGAGCGGGCGGCGTGCGGCCCACTGGCGGGCATCGCACGACGCGCTGCGCACGACGCGCTCAGCCCCGACAACGGGGCCCTCCCGAACGAGAGCACCGTCACATTTCCCGTGCCGATCGAGCTGGCCTTCAAGTTCCAGTTGATCGGGAACGATGGTTCGGCGTTCATGCCATGGGAGCCGGGCGAGGAATTCTAGAGATCCGCCCCGAACGATCGAGGCCCCGCTCGACCTGCTCGAGCGGGGCCTCATTTTTCGCCCGCCCTCGCGCACCCCCGGAAACACTGGGCTTTTCGCGAAAGCCATTCCAGCTTTACTGGAATGGCTTTCGCTCTTGCGGCGCGATATCCACGGGCGCGTGAGCGATCTCCGCGCGATTCCCGAATCCTTCGCCGCCGGGACCACCGTCAAGTGGACCAGCAACTACGCCGACTATCCGGCGAGCGCCGGCTGGACCGCGAAGGTGCATCTCGCGGGCGTCACGCTGCTGTCCGCCGACGCGACCGCGAGCGGCAACTCCTTCCAGTTCACGCTCGCGGCCGACGCGACGAAGGAGCTGCACGCCGGGAACCACCAGTGGCGGGAGATCGTCGAGAAGGCCGGCGAGAAGTTCATCGCCGCCTCCGGGAACGTTCGCGTCGAGCCGAACATCGAGGCCGCCACCGCCGGCACGATGGCCTCGTGGGAAGAGGCGACACTCGCCGTCGTCGAGGCCGCGCTCGCGGGCCGCCTCACGACCGACATGGAGAGCTACCAGATCGCCGGCCGCGCGATCGTGCGCATCCCGGCGTCGGAGCTCATGAAGATCCGCCGCGACCTGCGCGCGGTCGTCGACGCCCAGGCGCGACCGGGCAAGCTCGGCCCGACGGTCGTGGTGCAGTTCTCGAACGGCGGTTACCAGTGAGCCGCCGGCCGCTCACGCAACGGCTGCGGCGCGCCTGGGAGGAGCTCCTCGGCGCCGCGACGGCGTCTCCGGTTTTCAAGGGTGCTGCGGGCGGGCGGCTGCTCGGCGACTGGTCTGCGACTCTGCTCAACCAGAACGACGAAGTGCGCTGGTCGCTGCCCCGCCTGCGGGCCCGTGCGCGCGAGCTTGCGCGCAACAACGCCTATGCCCGGCAGTACCTGAACCTGCTGGCGGTGAACGTTGTCGGCCCGAACGGCATCACCTACCAGGCGCAGGTGAAGGACAACTCGGGCAAGCTCAACACCCGGATCAACGACACGCTCGAGGAAGGCTGGGACGAGTGGTCCGAGCACGCCTCCCTCGATGGCCGGTTCTCGCGCGTCGCGCTCGAGCACCAGCTGATCGAGACGGTCGCTCGCGACGGCGAGGCCTTCGTGCGCATCTGGCGCGGGAGCGAGCTCAATCGGTTCGCGTTCGCGCTCGAGCCGATCGACCCGGACATGGTCGACGAGCGGATGCACCAGCAGGCGGGCTCGGGCCGCAACGAGATCCGCATGGGTGTCGAGGTTGACGCGCACGGCCGCCCGGTGGCGTACCACCTGCGCCAGCGCTACGGGACCTCGCTCGCCATCGACCGCACGCAGAAGCCCGAGCGCGTGCCGGCGGAGGACATCATCCACCTCGGCCGCGCCACGCGCCCCAACCAGACGCGGTTCGTCACCTGGTTCGCGCCCGTGATGCTGCCCCTGCACATGCTGGGCGGTTACGTCGAGGCCGAGCTGGTCGCGGCGCGCACCGCGGCCGCGAAGATGGGGTTCTTCGAACGCAAGGAGGAGGGATCTCCTCCGCCCGCCGGCGACGCGAAGAACAACGAGATCGTCATGGACGCCTCGCCGGGCTCGTTCGACTTCGCGCCCGAGGGCTACCACCTCGAGTCGTGGTCGCCGGATCACCCCTCGACGGCGTTCCCGCCGTTCGTCAAGGCGATGCTGCGCGAAGTCGCGACGGGCCTGTGCATGTCCTACAACGCGCTCGCGAACGACCTCGAGAACGTCAACTACTCGAGCATCCGCTCCGGGATGCTGAGCGAGCGCGACTCATGGCGCCTGCATCAGGGCTGGTGGATCAACGATTTCGAGAAGCGCGTCCATCGCGAGTGGCTGAACACCTCGCTGCTCGCTGGCGCGATGAAGTTCGACACGCGCGACGCGCGCAAGTTCCTCGCGAGCAAGTGGACCGCGCGCGGCTGGCAGTGGGTCGATCCGCTGAAGGACGTCCAGGCCGCGCTCATCGCCATCCAGTCCGGACTGGGCTCGCGCACGGATTACTTGGCCGAGCAGGGCGAGGACCTCGAGACCGTGCTCAAGGAACTCGCCGCCGAGCAGGAGCTCGCCCAGGAGCTCGGCGTCGACGTCAGCGGCCCCAAGGGCGCCGCGACCGTCGTCAACGACCCCAACGCCGCCGAGGGCGGGGACACCGCCAAGTCGACCGACAGCGGCTCGTCCAGCGACGCCGCCCGAGCCGGCGGCGCGCGCCCCGAC